ACCCATAAAGTATCAAACGGCTCGGCAATTCTGCCTTTTAATATAGCGTGTAACTCATCTTTTGATAAATCTTTAACCGCTAATGGATCAATTGTAGTATTACCTGACTTTATCATACTATTTTCTGTAAATAGTTAAAGTATTTGTACCTGTAACAACTGCTAAAAATGTACCACTTACTAATGTAGTAACTGTATCATTTCCTACTAATGTAACACCTACGCCATTCTTTAAAACAGCATCATCAGCTCCTGTATTTACAATTGTAAACTCAAAGCTAGTACCTGTTTGGTAGCTTGTCAATAATGAACATATATTTGTACCTGTTGCAGTTGATAAATCTCTTGGAGTTGACGGTGCTATTGTTAAAACACCTCCTAACATTTGCTCATTTGTTAACGTTGCATTTGCATCTGATAAAGATGTTACTGTTTTAATTCTCAATTTGCTTGGAATAACAGCAGCATCCCCTAACTTAGTAGAAGTAATAGCACCGTTTAAAATACCATCGCTATCAGTTTGACCTCCTGTATATCCTGATGCTCTGAAAAAAGCAACCATACGCCATACTGTAGTAGTTTCTGCAATAAATACAGCAACATCACCCGCTACCGTTGTAATGTTTGCATCGCCAAATAACTTTAAAGATGAGCTATGTGTTAAAATAACTGCATCGTTAAAAATTAATTTACGCTCAATACCTGCCTGGTCTGCCGTTGAAAATCCTGTGATTGTTGTAGTACCTGTGATAAAAACAGTATTACCGGTTGCATCGTTAATGTTTGGAGTTGATGCCGAAGCAATCGAAGCTCCTAAAGCTAAATCTACTTTGCTAGTAAATACGCCTGTGTCTGTAACTAAACTCATTGTCTTATTTTGGTTTTAAAAAAAGCCTACCTAATTAACTAGATAGGCTTTTTTGATTATTATTAATTTAATTTATTAAGCTACTGTTGCAGTTGCTGCAATTACATCTGTAAAATCAATACCTGTAGTACTTGGAGTAATACGTATAACGTCTGCAATCGTTTGAGATGCGTAAGTTAATGTATAAGTTCCAGCAGGGCTTTCTGTACAAGTTGAAACAGTTACAGCAGCCGAATCAGTTACATTATACAGAGCAAAATCACCTGATACTAATCCCTCGATAGCAATTGGAGTAGCTACAGTACCATACTCAGTATATAACTTAAATACCATTGACGTTTGACCTGTAGAAGTTTGAGATTTTACAGCATTGTATAAACCGTCTAAGTCTAACAAGTTAACAGAAGTTAAATCGTCAGCACTAATTTGTGCAATATATTCGTCTTTCATGTCAACATCAAACTCAAAAGAGAAATCGATATTAGAACCTGTTGAGTCGGTAGCCCACATATAAACAGCGTTCATAGTGTTAGCATTTAAAGGGAATGGATATAATACATTCTCTTCACCGTTTGAATATCCCACTAATTTACCTGACTTATCAACAATGTAAGCAGCCATATCCGTACAGTTTCCTGACTTTAATACTGATAAATATTGAGGTTGAATAGCAGGCAATAAACCTTTGAATGTTCTAACTCCCTCGTGGATTAGCTTTTTTGTACCATCGTTAAAAGTTTCATAAGTCGACTCAGCTTTAGCCATTTCAACATTTACAAATTTAGGTAATGGATACCAACGAGCCGAACGATCAGCATTATTAATCAAAGCATCAAAATACGCTTGGTTTAATGTAGCTGGTACGGTAATTTTGTTAGCAGTACCGTCATTTTTATATCTCGGTACTAAGATAATTTTACGAGCTGCTTGAATTAAAGCACCTACACAGCTAGGCTGTCCTGAGTTTTTGTACTGACTTGTACATGAACATAATTCTGACATTGTTTTATTGTTTTATGGTTGTTTTTATATTTATTTATTAATTAATCGGATCAATTATTGTACTTGTATTTGAATCTATTGTATCTACTATTTCTGTTAACACTTCTACATTGTAACTACCGCCACTAACTACAACCGCTATAATATCACCTGTATTAATGTCGATAATATCAACTCCCTCACATGGCGTTCCTGTTGTATATGTTTGATTGCTATATAATGTAGCAAGTAAAGTACCGTTTAAATCATAAACATAACTAGGTGCTGGTCTGTTATCTAAAGTTGAACCGGTGCAACAATCACAATCTTTTAAAAACGATAATGATATTTTTAATTGTACGCCACTTAAAACCTCGTTAAATATGTTTTTAACTGTTCCATTTTCAGTAGTATTACCAAATATCGGGAATGGTTTAACGTTTCCGGAACCTGTTAACGGTGCTAAATGTTGGCTAACCGATGCTGTTTTAATAAACTCATTACATAAGTTAATCATAGGTTGTACTCCTTTTTCGGCTGCATCCTCTTGAGTCCAATTTTTATTATCAGCCTCAGTTAAAAAATACATTCTAACATCAACGTCATTATCAACTACATCTAACGGATCTAAATGCTTATTCTCTTCTAATATTTCATGTAAAAATATCATAGGAGTACGTAAATGTTTAGCCTTTAGTTTGTTCAACTCACCTGATACTTTTAAAATTGTACCATGTTTGAAAATTGGAGGATATAAATCAAAAGTTAATACAGTTGGTAAACTTGCACCTCTTACAGTTATTGACTCGTTACAAACAAAATCAGTAATAGTATAAGTAACTAATCCAATAGTAACATTAAACCCAGCCGTAGCCCATTTAGTATAATTACAATCAAACGTATATGTACCGTCACCATTATTGGTAACAGCCTGGCAAATAACAGACTTATTAATCTGATTAATGATAGGCTCTAAACGTTTATATGTTTGTTTACTAACTGCCATTATACTAGTGTGTGAGCAAATGTTTTCATTAATCCTTTAAACTCAGGATATGTTGTAAAATTATCTAATACATAACATTGAATACCTCTGTAAGTTCTTATCGCCTCGTTATAGTTTAAATAGACTACAGTATTAGCAAAATCAACGTTTACAGATACCTCATTTTGATTTAAAACATTACCCACTAAAGTGTTTTGAACTGTTTGAGTTCTTACAAATTCAAAGTAAACAAAACCTAAAAGCATTTCCTTAATGCCATTACTTCTAACTAATGGCTCATCCTGACTTAGTATATTAAATATTGTAGCGTATTTAGCAGTTACAGGAGGTAAAAAAGTACTAGCAGCAATATCCGCAAGTAATAAACCGCCTAACTCAACTCCTAATAAGTCGTAAACATAAATAGACTCATACTTGTCAATGAACGCCTGTAAATCGCTAGTGTTAAAATTGTTTTGACTTATTGCATACTTACCAATAAAATCAGTTGTTTGTACTATCTTAGCCATTTACATTTTAATCTTAGTTGCAGCTCCCGGTAACGCTCCGGGTACCTCTTGATAATGAGTCAAGCGAGATACTTTTTCTCCAAGCTGCTATATTTTAGTACTTAGTTTTTATTTGGTAACACGTAACCCCTATGAGATGCTGACATTGTACCGGCACCCGTATAAGATAACCTATAATAACGATAAGGCGAACCAGTTACAACAAATAGTTTAGAGCTTGTTGCTACGTCAGTAGGTGAGTAACTTGTTACATCGGCATAACTTGAGCTAACCGTCACAAAGTTTGTACCGTCAACTGAGCCTTGTAATGTTACAGTTCCTGCTACCGTTCCGCTAATCTTTGTCACTACTGATTGAATAGTTATTGTATTGTACCAATTAGATACTGGCAATGTTACATAACTCGTTCCCGTATTATCAGTTGTATCTTTAACAGCATTAAATGGGCTTAACATATTACTAACAACGTGCTTATTACTTAACCCACTTGAGAATACAGAAGCACTTGGAGTAGCTACTAATGTACCTGTTCCAGTAAAAGTTACTTTGTAATAAGTATAATTGTTTTTAGTTAATGGAAAAATAGCCGTATTAGTTGCAACGTCTGACAAAGCTAATGTACTTGAGCTTAATGCTACATAATTTGTACCGTCTAAACTAGCACTTACTGCTACCGTACCAGCTACCGTACCTGTTGACTTAGTTACAACCGCTTGGATTGATAAGTTTTCAGTACAGTATTGAGTGTTTAATGTTGCAGTTACAGCCGTACTATTTGTCATAGTAGTAGCACTTTTAACCATTGCAGTAACAACTTGAGCCTTTAACCCAAATGTTAATAATGATAATAATAGAATTGAAAATAGTTTTTTCATTGTTTTAGTTTTTAAGTTTGGCTTTGTTTGAGTTAACCATTTGATTAGCTAATGATTTAGGTACACGTTTAATATCCCCTATTTTCATTCCTGCAACTTCTACAATAATTTCAATTTCAACTAAACCGTTATCAACTGGTTTTGTTTCTACTTCGTTTATTGTTTCAGTATTTACAGTTTCATTATCAACTGGTTTTGTTTCTTTTTTCTTTGCCATGTTATTTTTTAATTAAGCCCTCACAATTAAGTGAGGGCTATGTTAATTTAATTTACTATTAAGGAGCAGCAGTTAAAGCAACTTTTGCACTAGCGAAATCACCAGTTACAAACGCTTTAGCATGGTTAGACTTAATAAAGAAAGCTAAACGCATCTCAGCTAAGATTGTTACTAAGTTCTTAGTGAAATCGTCATTTTCATAACCGATATCAAAAGTAACATCTTCACGAATACGTAAATTACCTTTAGTAGAATCCATTACTAAAAACTCACCTTGAGTCATACGAGCATTTGAAACTACTGGAATTTCCATTACAGAAGTAGAACCAGGTAAAGTAACTGGAAACACATAGTTACCTGTTGTATCCTTAGTTAATTTCATAGCAGCAACATCAATAGGATTTAATACAATTACGTTAGCTAAGAAACCAGCAGGCTCACCTGTTACAACCTCAGCCGTATTGATTTGAGTAATAGCAGCAACTAATACATCATAATTATTTGGAGCAGGGATAGCATTAGCTAAACCAGTTGGAGCAGAGAAAGCAGTAGCTTGAGTCAATACACCGTTTAAGTTCTGACCTGTATTATCTCCTAATAATACTTGAGAGTCTTTTTTCAATTTAACTAATGTCATTAACTCTCCGTTAATTTCACCTGCTAAACCTTGAATATCCGCTAATGCCTCTTTAGAAGTCTTAATGTATGCAGTAATTTTACGTACATTAGCTTTAGCTTCTACAAAGTCAAAATCAGCTTGAGATTTTGCAGAACCCTCACCAGTCATACCAGCACCACCATCAGGGTTTTTCATCTCTGCATAAGATACTGTATTTCCTGATGTAGGAACAGCAGCAAATAAATCTGCAAAGAATGGAGCAGAACGTGGAATAGATGCGATACCTGGCTCGTATGAGTTTAATAACATACTTAATCCGTTAGTACCAACTGCTGTAACATTTGAAGTTGTCATAGTACCAGCAGCTTTAGCAGTTACTCGTACGGATGCACCTTTTTTGCTAATTAAGTTTTGTAAATCTTCTTTAGCAATTTCTAAGCCTTTAACAACTTGCGATCCAAAACCTAAGTTTTTAGATGCAATAGGCTCTTCTTTTAATGCAGCAATTTCACCTGCTAATTTAATAGCCTCAGCTTTAACAGCCTCGAAATCTTCTTTTGATACTGCATTGTTTAATTTTTCTTTTAATTCAGCTACTTCATTTGAGTTAGCTTTATTCTCAACTGCCTTGTCAACAATTGATTTTACCTCGTTTGTTAGCGCATCGTGTGCAGCTTTTTCTTCTGGAGTCATTATGGTTTTTGTTTAATTGTTTGTAAAATGTAATTGTAATTTATTGTTTGTTTTTGTTGAGTGTCATTTGACGGCTCTATTTTTGTAGAAGTGATTGTATCGGCTTCTATAACGTTTGTAGTTGTAACTGATAATGTAGGAGTAGCATAATTTGAACCAATAGGAACAGCCGAACCCTCGATTAATTTAGCCTCAGTAACTGCCCAAAAATAACCTTGTTCAATTGCTTTGTCAGCATTAACAACCTGGTTAATATATTTATCCCAATTTGCTTTCTCTTCAGAGTAAACATTATCAGTTGAATTAATACAAAGGAATAACGACACATACTGCATACCTACAGAATGGTTTTTAACGTAACCTTTTAGATAGTTTTTAAACATATCTTCGTTACGGTCTGACTCGATATTAGCATCAAATACTAAAGCCTGAGTACTTCCATCAAACTCAGGAAATCCTAAACTTTTCCATGATAACATTTTAACAGATGCTGTTAAGTCATCAGTAATAATCTTATCAAAAGACATTTCATGCTCTTGTAATAGATATAAGTTACGTTGCTCTTTTAAAGTCTTATTCCATAAACCAACAATATGAACGTCCCCGTGTGAATCTAAAATATTAGTCGTATTAATTACTGCACTAACTTTTATTTGTTCTAAATCTACTGATTCTAAAACATCCATAGCTTTAATAGCTTGTCCGTCTTTATTTGAAGTAGTAGGAGTATATAAAACTGAGTCGGCTTTTTTCATTACTGACTTCTTTTTAGAAATCAATAAAGATTTATTAGTCTTTAAAAACTTAAATAACTCTTCTTTTGTATTGAATTGAGATAAATCCATTACTTATTAATTACTTGGTTAGTGTTAATAATTACGGATTTAGTAGACTTTATAGCCTTTATTTGCTCAGGTGTAAGTACTTTTACTTTGCTCATTTAAAAAAGTGTTACGTATTTATCGCAAAAACTTGCCGTAAATTTATAGCTTATTTTTATAA